ATATCAGCCATAGAACCATAACCAGCAGCTCTAATTTCTGCAACTAAAATATCTCTTTGTCTATCTTTTTCTTTTTCAGCCATAGTTGCATCAATCTTCATTTGTTCAATTTCTTGTTGTTTTTGAAGTGCTTGATCTTGCATTTGTTGCTGTTGTTGCATTTCTTGTTGTTTTTGAGCTTGTTGTTTTTGTTCTGTAGACTTAAGAACTGTATTAAGTTCTGCAATAGAATCAGATTGAACAACTTTACCTATATCATAAATACTAGCACCAGTTGTATTATTTTGTAAAGCCATTTGTTTTAACTGTTCTAAAACTGCTCTATGATTTGCTGTAGTAGTACAAAATATATTTAAATCTCTTAACAATAAATCAGTTCCATTTATTTCAAAATTTACTTTTTCATCATTTGCTGTTATATAAGTTAATCTTGAAGATGGATTAGTAGAATGATAATACTGAGCTAAGTCAGTTCTCATTTGATGTACTCTTGGCATTAAATAATCAGCATGCTGTATAAAATATACTTCTGTTTGAGCATATGATGCAGCAACAGCTTGTTCTACTCCTGTAGCAGTTTGTTGAGATAATTGTTGACCCATTCTTTGAGGATTAACACCAATTACTTCATAAGCTTGTTGTTTAAAGTGATTAGCTAACTGTACTCTTGACATTAATCTCTCTGTCTGAGATAGATCTAGTTTTTGAAAATGCTGGAAGTTTAATGCATTTTCAGTGTTTGTAATAGAAGTATCCAATGGTAACATCTGGAAGTTCTTCATTGCTACATATGCTTTAGCATAATTACCTTTACCCCAATCTTCTCCTAGTGAATGTCTTGGTAAAGTATTTTGATCAAGCATAATAATAGTACCTAGTTCATCAACTAGTATGTCAGCTATCTGGTTATTGACAATGTTATATCCAATTTGGTATGGCTTCATTAGATCAATAAGTGCTGTAGACTTAGTATTTCTATCAGAAAATACAGCTCCTTCTACTGGAAGTTTGCATCCATAAAGTGAATTATCACCCTTAAATTGAAATTTAAGTGGTCCAATTTTTTTTCTATTTACACCTATGTACATAGGAGAAAATCCTCCTGGATTATTCATACCCCAAAATGAAGGAATATTTGGTCCAATCTTTACACCACCCCAAACTTCATTAATCCAAATCCAATCTATATGTTCTCCAAAAACTAAATTGTCTTTTGTTTTATTTTTAAAGAGTCTAGTATCATAAATTGGTTTATCAATTACTTTATAATCTTCAGTAATGATTTCATTGGTAACTTCTCCGGATTCAACTATTTTAGTTAAATGTCCTACTTTACGTTGAGATTTCCAATAACATGTAGTTACTCTAAGTAAATAAGCTGTACCTTGATCATAATAATCTTCTCCTTCAGCAAGTATCTGTGTAATTACATCAGATCCATCAAGAACATTACCTGACATAAAAGAAGTATATTGTCTATATGCAAGAGACGGCATTTGAGTATTCCAATCATGTGATTTAGTACCATCATAAAAAGAACCATCATTTTGCATACCACCAATTGTATAACCAGCTGATCTAATAGGATATATTGCTTCTAAAGCTTGTAATTGTTCATCATCCATTAAGTATCCATACTTGTCAATAACATCTGCCGGAGTAAGCATATCTGTTTTACCTACCCAATTAGATTGTGAAATATATCTAGCATCTGGAGACTTATGATAAAAACAAAGAACAGGATTCCATAATTCTACTTCATAATCATCTTCCATCATATGAAAATGCCAGAACTCTCTATCTGTAATTAACATATCACGGAAACCTCTTTCCTCTAACTCATCCATTCTAAATCTTTCAACATCTACTTTATGTTGATGTGTAGCCCACTGTTCTATCATAGAACGGTAATCTTTTTTAAAGAACTGTTCTATTTCAGGTAATGATTTTAAATTATCAGGAGTTAATTGTTGTTGTGCTTCCTCTGATTCAGGATCTAAACCTTGTTCTAATAAAGCTGCTGTAACTTTAACTTGAGCATCTGATAATAAAACTTCTTCTACCATTGCTCTTTTTTGTTCCATCATCTCATTGTATGAGAACTCATCAACAGCACGGTAAGTAAGTTTAGTTGATCTCTTAGCAAACTCAGCTACTAAAACATTGATAACATTAGGTATAATAGGATAAAACTTTAATTCTAATGCAGAAGCATCTTCTTTAGTTAGTAGTTCTACTATATCTTTATAATCATTATCTTCTTCAATTATATAATCTGTTCTATCAATAATACCTTTTGCTAGTTTATAATTTTTCATTAATCTTCTAGCATTTCTTCTAATTTGTTTTAGTCCTTGCCACTCCAACCAGTCAAGATTCCATGCAGCCCATTCATCATCTTTTTCTTTTTTGGGTAAAAATTGCAAAGGTTGAGTAATAGTACCCATGCGGTTCTGTTCTACCTTAGCTCCTTTTTTTAGTTGTAACGCATTATATACTTGCATATCACATCAGTTTAAATATTGTTTTATTTTTGGAAACTCCATTAAGCTGTCTAGATAAAGTAGAATATTTTATATTATATTTTCTACATACTTCAGATATTGAGCTATAAACTTTTTTTGTTTCCAAATTAATAACTTTTTTTTGAATACATGAATAATCTTTATTTACATTTAGAATGGATAAGTCAGATAAGGCATAAACTTTTTTATTTTTTAACTGTTTAATTTCTTCTTTACTAATCCCTTCTCCAAATTTTAAATAACAATTATTTATAGATTTTCCTACAATACAAGCTCTTCTTACTCTTGATGGGCTTGTATTTAAAAATAAGGATGCCTCTACTAATGTATTATAATTATATATAATATAAGTTTTTAAATCCACAATTACAAGTTTTCTACTATTCTTATTAACAAATCTCTGTCCTTTTCTACACTGTGGTTTTAATTTATATCTTTTTTTAGCAGCAATTGAAATTTTTAATTTTGCTTCATCTGTGTGTTGTAAATTTAAAATACCTTCACCCCCATCTGTTAAATTACATAAGGTGCCTGTACAATTATCTACTCTTCCATATTGTTTTATATATTCTTTTTCTTTATTACAAGCTTCTTCCCATGTTAAATTATCATGTAATATGTTAACTTTAAAAACATTATTACATTTTTTTACAATATTTTTCCAATAAGTATTGCGACCACACTTACTGTAAGCTCTAGAATTTTTTTTACCAATACCAATATAAAAAATAGTATCTGTGTCAGGTCTTATATGTGCATACACACAACTCATTTATTTTAAATTTTTAAATGGATTTCTTGATATTTTATTAACTATTTTATTAGTTGAACCCATGTGTCTAAATGGTTGAACTGATCTTTTAAACAAATTTTCTGACTTTTGCAAGTTTTTAGCTGCATCATCCATAATTGTTCTTTTAGTATAACCTCTATTTGACTCTTGAATTTTCATAAAAGACACTAATGCAGCAAATGAAACTAATCTATCCACGTTTACTCCATCAGCATATTCTCTCATTTCTTTAATTAACATAGGATCTGGTATACGTTCAATACCATATTTAGTTTTTACAACTGTTCCGTCAGATTTTAATTCTTGATCTAATTCTTCTTTACAAAATTCTATAGCATAACTAAGAAGGTGAGCTTTAAAAAGAGTACCTGTATTTTTCCAACCATATTCTTGAAATACATTAGCATTAGAACCAAGATCTTTTAAGAACATAATTTGACTTTTAGGAACTAGATATTTCTGTTTTTTTCTGGAAATCATATACTGAATAAATAATGATATGTTATTTTCTACAAGTGTCCATGCATTATACCACTCAATTATAAGTTCTAATTGTTTGTGTGTTTGATTAATGTCATCATATCTACCACACCAAGCTGCTACAATTTTACCTTGTTCTATATATGTCTCAGTTTCAACACCTGTAACTTTAGTTACTTCAATTGGAGCTTTCATTATATATATTGAACACAGTGATTCTGAGGTAGTTGTCTTTCCCTCAGACACCGGGTCAATAGATGCATAATACATTCCAAATGTAGGATCTGTTACTGGTCTTTCCCATACTACAAGACAACCTGTTTTATCTTCTGTCTTTTTAGAAATAGGAAATTCCATTATAGGTCTTTTGTTACTTTTATTGACTACAGGTTTTCCTTCTGCACTAGATTCAATTTGTAAAAACTCATATGCATATTCCTTATCTTCAATTCTTCTTTCTTGTGCTGATAAAAGATGTGGTGGAAATACTGATACTGTTCTATAGGCAAAAGCTTCTTTAATATTTCTTGGATGCTGAGATATCCTTAACTGATAATCTTCAGGAGCAAGTTCATCTTTCCATTGTTTAAATTGTTTTTCTAATGCTTCTATTGCTTCTTCTACAAGTGAATTACCATAAGAATCTATATAAGGAGGCATAGACCATTGTTCAGGAATAAATAAACCTGACATACCTATAGTACCTTTTTCATCTATAAGATTTGTTTCTACTGCATAAATATCTTTAGATGTAGGATTTAATATCATATCTTTTAATGGATTACACTGAGATAAGTCTCCCACAGATCCTGCAGCTATAAACATACCTGTAGTTATTAAACCTGATCTCATTGCTGGTCTCATATACTCATATGTCTGATCCATTTTAGGTGCAATCCCAGCCTCTTCATGAAAGAAGTATTTAACTGGACCCCCTACACCATTTGTTGGATCTTTTTCAAATGACATACCTTGAATAGTACCTTTAAGACCAACTTCTGTTTTTCTATCACCTTTTCTTACCTCAATCTTCTGTTGCCACATCATAACTTTACTTGGATTCATTGGACGGTACCATGCAGTATGTTCATTTAAGAATGCAGCATATTCATCTAAAAATTTCCAAGATCCTTTTTCATTAATATAGTCTTTAAGACTAGCACCCATTTTTAAAGTAACTCCTGCTTCAAACCATTGTTGATTTATAAGTTTACCCATATGATAATAAGAAGATGCTATCTGACGTTTCTTTAAAATAGCAGAGTGTTTATAGTTTAGTTCTGCTAAAAGTTCATAAAGAGCCATATGATATTGAGCATCTCTAATTTTAGCAAAGTCAAACTTTTGTTGTTCTTTATCAAAGATTGGTAAAAAATTTAACCACATATAGTATTCTCTTGCAAGAAACCAGGTAGAATCTTTATCCTTTATAATTATACCTTTTCTACATTTAACTTTTTGGTCATCCCAATAATTTATAAAGTCTCTTGATTTGAAGGGAGCTGTACAGTATACCCCATCTTTTTTAAATTTAGTTGACTCTGATATAAATACTTGGTTTGTAAGTTCATTAAACTTATATTGACCTGGTTCTTTAAAAAGATCTCTAATAAAGTTACTGAAGTCTTCTCTGGATTCAAAACTTGTAGTTGTCCATTCTTCGTTTTCATAAGTTGGTATGTCTTGATAAATTTCACTCATAGTTACTGATCATATGCTGTACCTATTCCTCCACGCACTCTACTGGACTGTTCTTCCTGAAGATCTTTGTAGGCACCTTTAAATGATGCTCTAATTGCTTCATAGTTTTTAGCTGCAGCAATTAATGAATTTATATTTCCATCTCTACCAGCAGTAATTGTTGTAACCTCCATATATCTTGCTAATCTATCTAGCATAGATGCAATACCTTTATATGCTCTGGATGTAGGAGTCTCATACATTTTTTCACAAAACTTAAGAGCTATAAAGATTGTTTCATCTTCAGTAGAAAACTCTGCTCCAATCTGTTGTAGTACTAGAGATTCTTTATCTACATCTGGAGTAAAGAAAAATGGATTTAGATCAGGATTTGGACAACACATATAAAATAAATACATGTATATTTTAAGATAATCATCCGGATATTCATCCATTACATCTTTAAGAGCTTTTAATGTATAGCAATGTTCAGTAGGTATTACTACTCCATTCTGTACATCAAATAGTTTAGTTAAAATCATTTCTTTTTAATTTTATGTCTATTATCACTAAGGTAGTGAATAATTGCTAATACTTCATCTACCAAATAAGGTACTGAAATTGGTATGACTTCTTTTACAATTGGTTCCCCGTTTTCATCTAACTTACTTATAGGATATCCCCAATCATCTTCTTTCTCTACTTCAAAAGTAATATGATGTATAAATATTCTCCCCGGCTTTAATTTTGGATTATGCTTAAGTATAATATACATATAAATACTAAGCTGTAATGCATAATGATAAAAATTACAATCATCAAGACTATCTACAGGAGAAGTCATTTTTTCAGATTTACCATCCCAGTCTACATAAGATTCTTTCTTTATTTCTTTATTAGTTTTATAGTCAATGATATTTACTTTACCATTGACTATTTCAACTAAGTCTGATTGACCACAGATTCCTGCTGATCTTAAATAGACCATATGTTCTGGATACACGCCTGGTTCTAGTTTTTGACTTGGAGCAAGTTTCACACCTTCTCTAACTTCAGAAGGTTTAAATACAGGAACAGTTACTCCTTCCCTTTCTATTGAAGCTAAAGAACATAAATCACTCTCTCTTTGATTATGATACCATGTACCAAGAGTAGTTGATCTAGTAGATTCATTATTCCATATTTCCTGAATAATTTTAGGATCTATTCCTGACCATTTAGACTTCTTACTCTTACTTACTTTTTCTGCTACTTTCTTAGAATCAAAAGGTTTTTTAAAATGGGAAACAAGTGTAGTTACACTTATCCAATCAATGTTACTGTCATCAAGACTTTTATAACTATGATCACCTGCATTAAAT